GTGATATAATAAGTAATACTGGGAAAACCGCTATTTCCATTGGCGTTGGTATCCTAGCTGCAGGTTCTACTATTATTTATTCAATTGCCAACAGTTATGGATTCCAATCCCGCCGTGATTCGTTCCAAATGTCGGCTGATGCGTATGATGACCTGATTACCCGGATTGAATTTGAAATAGTCAATCCGAATGAAAATTTTAATGAATTCTGTAATAGCCTGGAAACGCAAATCCTGAAAATCAAGACCGATTGCAAGTATCTGCCGCCACTATTTATTTATAAGATGTATGAAGAAGAAACCCGGAAAATGAAATTAGCAGGCCAAGATGAAGAACACGACCCCAGTGCAGGTAATAGTCCAGCTAGGTCGGGTATTCCAACAACACCTGTGGCTGCAGCAACAACAAATAGTAATAAGCAAATTAAACTACCAAGTCCTAGCACAGTGATTGCTATCCCATCACCTGTCGGTGGAGATGGTATTACTAATTCGGCACCAGCAACTTATTTTAATGAGTTGGTAGGAGCCAGGATGCAGATTGGGACAACAGTTAATAAATTATCGAGGCCAACAAATTTGAATACTGCTATAACTATTCCTAACCAAGATACATTTATTGAACCTAGCATACCAACAATGGTCGGGCAAACTTTAGGACCTAAATCTAGTGGTGGCGTATCCTATAATATATTTAATATGGATGCAGTAGAAATGGAAGATGCGAGTTCTGTATAGTACATTCTAGGCGGTAATATTAATCTAGTTAGAATATGCTAAACCACCCATACCACTCATGATACGTAGGACGTTATAATTGGTTGCATAAATACGGATTTTAGCAGTTGTTGCAGTTGTGCCATCTTCTGCTTTAAGAGTATTGGTAGTTGTATTGATTTGTAGTGTAGCGGTATCAATCCTTGAGAAATTACAAGTACCGCTAGGTTGGTGTTCCTCAGGAGTTAATGCAAATGAATAAACACATATGCCAGGTGCGGGTCCATTTGTATGGTGCTGATAGGGTTGTACGTGATTGAAATAAAACCCGGTACGGGTAACGAAGCGGTCGGTACCGTTTAACATGAGTTTGGCATCTTGGGTTGGATTTTCACCAACGTCAAATACAGCTAGGTTGGAAGCATATCCAACGGCAGCATCAGCACTAGCAGTATTGCCATTCCCAAATAGGTCAAAGAAAGATAATGACTGAAGATTAATATTATTAGCAGGATTACTATTAACATCAAATGCAGAAGGAACACGAATAGTGCCAGCATTAGCTAAAACTCCTGAATTGGGAGCATATGAACCACCGCCCATAGGTAATCCGGCCAAGGGGTAAAGTCCGATATGTGCTGAACCACCTAGACCACCCCCGCTAGGGTGTGTTGGTGTTCCTGTAAAATTGGTAGTATCTACACGGTCGGTGTAGTTAAACCATTGCATACCACCAACCGGTTGCATAAGCGAATTATTAACATGTGCGTCTTTTTGGACGACCCAAATTAGTTCTTTCACAGGGTGGTTAAATGGCAAATTAATACGGTTGGCGGAGGCTTGTATACTTTCGGTAGTAGATTGTAATTGTTCTATCAAGTATTCATGGGATTTCTGTGCGAACCGGCGGCGTTCATCAGTATCTAAAAATATATAATCAATCCAGAGACTGGCGCTAATGCTAGGTATGGTTTCGGTGACATTTTCCGACCAATAGCATTCGGTGGCGGACCGGAATGTAACAGTGATTTTAACTTCATGATATTGAAGGGCAATAAGTGGGAGGGCGAGACCAGGGTTACGGCAATAAAAGAATTGTAGTGGGACATAGATTTCACGACCAGCTTTATTTGATGTGCTAGGTTGTACGTATTTGGGAACATTACCAACCATTTCGGCATAGTTGGCTTGTTGTCCGGGCTGTTGGCTAAGTTCGTTCCAGATATGAAACCATTCACCATATTGTTTATCGATTTCTTGGCCGCCGATTTCTAGTTTGACTTCTTTAACTAACACATGCCCAAGCCAGTTGAGCCAACGGAAATTCTTGTTAGCAGATGGTTGAATTAATGGTGTAATAATCCTGACATACGTACGGCCGATTAAATCACCACTACGACTAATAACTGCCGAAACTGTACCTCCGAAATCAGTAGCACCGCTGAATGTCTGTTCGATTGATTCCATAGCAAAATTAGTGTGGCGGCGATACACCACTTTGAAAAATGTTATTTGTGGATTACCAGTGAGATAAATATCCTGGGCGCCATAGGCGACTAATTGCATTAAACCACCTCCCATTTTATTAAAAGTGTGTTTCTTATTTTACTATTATTACGTGATTTTATTATTTTATTATTTGCCGCGGGAATATTATTTAATACTATTCACTCCAATTCGTGCATGTGTGTGTCTTTAATAGCCTAATAATAATTTAAAGGGATTCAATAGGTTTGCACTTAATAATTTGGTGTGAACTTATATTTTTTGTTATTATAATTTCTAGGCTATGGCATCTTCATCCTCTAAACAAAAAACTAAAATAAAAGATAATGTTTGCCAGAAGGAAACAATAGATAGCTTGCATCGTAAAATAAAATCGCATTTCGTAGACCAGCTCGATGAAGTTGCATTTGCAGAGGCTGAAATTACTAAGTTATGTGATGATTTAATTGATTTACGTAACAATGTTGATTACCAGAAACCTATACCTGATTTCAAAATACAGCAAAAAATATGGAAAATAGAAGAAGAAATAAGTGAATTAAAAGCACACATCAAGGTTATTAATGACAAAAATGAAGAAAAAAATTATTTATTGAAAACCGGCAAATTACTTAATCAATATTATAAGTTATTGGAAAAAGAAAAGGAAATTATTGAGAAAAATAGTCAATATGATTTTGGGATACGGACTACAGAATCTGATGCATCTAGTATTACTAATACACCTACTGCTAGGCTTGCATCTGGTACATCTGAATCGTCAGCATCAGGAATAAAAAATAAGTCAAAAGATAAAAAAACCATATTGGATTGGTTGAATAGTATACCTAGCACATCAATTAAACAGGACACAACACCTGCCGAGCCACCTAAAATAAATATTGTCCTTAAATCTACTTCTAAACAGACTGATCCATTGGCTATACCGGATGAACCCAAGCAGAAATCCGAGAAACTACCTGATAAGCAAAAGATTTATGACAAATACCGGCAAGCAATTGACCCCAATTATGTTAGCTTTGCAGAAGATGAATTTGAGTTATTCGATATTTGTTTCCATTGTCATTATGAAATGGTCTTGAATCATAATACTGGTATGTTGAATTGTAATAACTGTGGTATGACCGAAAGAATCATTGTCGATAGCGATAAACAAAGTCATAAGGAACCCCCTAAAGAAATGACGTCATTTAGTTATAAAAGGATTAACCATTTGAACGAAATTCTCAGTCAATTCCAGGCTAAAGAAACAACTGATATTCCGGATGAGGTTTATGAGAAAATTCTGGTAGAACTTAAAAAAGAGCGTATTACTAACATGTCATTGTTAACTCGGGATAAACTCCGTGAAATCCTTAAAAAGATTGACGAGACTGATTATTACGAGCATATTCCGTATATAATTAATCAGTTGAATGGCGTACCACCACCTGTGATTAGCCCAGAAGTTGAGGAAATTATTCGTGGGTTATTCTTGCAGTTACAGCATCCTTTTAATACTAATCGCCCCGATGACCGTAAGAATTTCCTGACATATGGTTATATTTTGTATAAGATATTCCAATTACTTGAGTTGGACGAATATTTGTGTAATTTCAAATTCCTGAAAGACCGCAAGAAACTCTACGAACAGGAACAAATTTGGAAAGCCATTTGTAAGGAACTTCGTTGGGAATTCATCCCTAGTATCTAGGCAGATACTATGTATTCATTGGGAATTCATCCCTAGTATCTAATGATGCCTGGCTATTCATTGGGACTTTATTCCAAGCATTTAAAAATGCTTGTTGAATTCATACCTAGCATCTGCCTAGATACATAGCTATTCATAGGGGGGAGGGATTCATACCGTTAAGTACCTAATTTAAGACCACCCTATTCGGGTGGCTAATTGGTACTTAACTAGTAGAGGTTAGTATGGTCTTAAATACCATACTAGGCGGTACCTAGCATCTATAATGAGTGCGGTAGTGCTAGGACGATTATTTCACTTTTGCCTTTTTTATAATATGATGCTATATTAATTTACTATTACTCCTATAAAAATTGATTTAACAATATCCTAGATACGCAAGTAATAACCATTAAGAAGACTTTTATTCAAATTTAACTTATCACACAAAATGCATCATCCCGGAAACACAAACTGCAAATACTTTGCATATATGATTCCATACACTGATATCAAAATGACAATAAAAAAAATGACATCAAATGGCGCACTACCTCTTAGAAGAGAAACTGTTGTTAGTCTAGAAGAAGAACAAAATGGACTCAGTAAATCTATAATTCTATGCAAAGTTAGTGTTACTCCGGTTACACAAAGAGCCGAGAAATTGGAAGACAGTGAATATACTAATTTCACTTCAAATGAATCACAACAGATTCAGGAATATGACAGAACTATAATTTTTGGAAAACCTAGCAATCAACCAGTTTCTGATAGTAACAGTTCCGCTGCTAGTAATGGAGTTAATGTGGTGGCAACATTTATACATAATTTTGAGTATCTTTATATTCCAATTGGTAGTGGGTTCCAATTCAAAACACTTGCAGCAATAAATATACTTAATACAGATGATTCGGCATCAAATGCTGAACGCACACTTGCAAGTATGGGTTATATTTGTAATGAATTCGCATTTTCGCAAACAATTAGCCGGAAATATGACCTTTATGACCTAACTGACTCTATCGAAATACAACGTCATGTGACACAAGGAAGCCCGCTTTATACATTTTTGCAAGGCTTTACGCTTACTACTAATATGATCGAGAAAGTTTGGAATTCATGTTTTGCATATGGTGCATGCGGGCGAACTAATATGTCATCCCATACTAATAATGCACTTGCAACACAGGATATTATGATGAATTCACTATTTGATTTTGCATTTGAAAATTATGACAGGTTTGCCAATAATATCGCGAATGGCAATCTGTTTAGCAGGTATTATGGCATAGTTGCAGATGATACAATTAATGTTATTTCATTCCTTGGTAGTGTACCTGCATACCGTAATGTTTCATCATTTTACCATAAGAATGATCTTGAAAATATTAAATTTACAGATATTATTGGTAATCTTGTTGCTAGGCAATTTAAGCTACCAGCCGGACAATTTCACACCGATTTCAGGCATATTACTGACCGGCATTATTTCCCGGTTGATTATAAGAATAGTAAACCCGATGAGGACCATTCACTTTTCCAATTGGCGGCATGTATGATGATAAATAGTCTCGCTGAAAATATGGATTATCCAATCCTACCTTTTGAATTTCAAATGGGGCATATAGATACTGAGAAACAAATTTCTACACAGCGCCGGGATGGTAGTGCTTTGGTAACAAATAGGAAAGAAAAGTACCTAGCTTATAAAATCAGTATTCACAATGAATTCATCAATAGAATTATTAATAAAGATGGAAGTATCAAACAAACAGTTAAATCACTTGCCAAATTCATTAATCCTGAGAATGCAATTATATTACGAAATATTAGCCATGCTTCTAATATGGCGAGCCTTTTTGATACCACAGAACATGGAGCATATTGGCCCATTAAAGATTATGTAGAGTTTGATAGTGTGAAAAAATGCATAAAAACCGCACTATTCAGTTATCAACAACGTAATGTTGCGTGGATGGATAGTGTAGAAAAGTCTGTAGGTAAAAATAAGAATACTCTAGAATTTAAACATTTGGGACTATTTAACCATCTCTTGGATAAACAACAGGAAATTCAGCAAGCATCTATTGTTGAATTCAATATTGGTGATAATCATTATAATACTATTATGCTCCGGACTGGTACAAATATTCCTATTCCCAAGAGGGTTAAACCAATTGTCGAGCTAACTGGTGGTGTCCTAGCTGATGATGTTGGTCTAGGTAAGACATTGAGTGTTATTAGTCATTTAGTAAACCAACATGGCAGCGATAAAGCTGATTACATGTCGGGTGCATTCGATTGCAACACTCTGGTTATCATACCTCCGCGACTATTGAAACAGTGGATTTATGAAATTGAGAAATACACACTTGCCGGAATGTTTAATATTATTGGCCTGGCTAGTATTACTGATGTCAAGAAATATGCAATTAGCAAACAGGCTGAATTTGCTGCTGCAGCTGCTGCTACTGCTACTGCTACTGCCACTGCATCTGCTACTGCTACTGCATCTGCTTCAACAATATCAACTACCATTCGTTGTGATACAGACATTAATATAGATGGTACACATAGCGAAACTAATACAAGTCGGTCAGATGATGATTCATTTATTAGCCGTGGCCCGTTTCTGGTGCCTAATAATTTGAAGGCAGACTACAAAGTATTAATTACTCAGCTTATTGAAGATTCAGGTGTCTTGAATGGCATTGTAAAAGTAACTACCATTAAGAGGAATGGTACTGTGGAAACGACTAAGGAAGACATGTCTAATGGCAGTAACGAACCCAGACTTACTACATCGACCGGTTCTGTTGCTGAATCGGCCAAACCTACATCAATTAGGTCGGCAGCCAAAAAGATGGATATTGTTATTATGTCTGCAAACTTGCTTGCAAATGTGAATTATAGGGAATATGTAGTAAGTGCATATAATGCTAATGGCAAACAAACAGAATATGATTTCCATACTGCCGATTATGTGGATATCTTCCGTATGAAATGGAACCGTATAGTAGTTGATGAAGCACATGAACGAATCCAAGTTGAAACAGGTAATACCCTAGATACGGATACTAAAATTGCGTCATTCAGCATAATGCATCTTCTACAATCCAGATTCCGATGGGCCATGACAGCAACCCCTTTCGAACATGGCTATTCAAATTTGTTAGGATATCTACTTTGGTTGATGCCTAGTGCAAAGATTGATATTAGTTCGTTTTCTACGACCAGATTAAATGAACTCTACACTGCAAATTCTTCCTTTGTGACACAGATGAATGAAATTGATATTATGCATACTAATGTGAAATACCTGTTTCATGAAAACGACAGCGAACTTCTACAAAGGCATATTCTTTCTAAAACTAGCAAACGATCGGTTGCAGCCGAAATTAATATCCCGATTTTCACCGAAGAGGTCCATAAGGTACAACTAGGTACAATTGAGAGGAATATTTATAATAACGCAAAGACCGATAATAACTATCGCGGTGATAAACTCCGTAGGCTATTTGAACTTTGTACTAATATTTGTATTAGTACTGAGGACATTCAGAATCTTGGTATTGACCCTAATAAAATCATGTCGTTGGAAGAATTGAACCAAGCTATGATTGGGAATTTTGGGAAACAACTGGATGTTATTCTAGTGGAGTTAGAAGAAGCACACCGAGAGCTACCGCTTTGCGAACGCAAGAAAGATGTGGCTGCCAAAATCCAAACTAATTTACGGGTCCTAGAACCACGTCTAAGACAGAAAAACTTGAGTCTTAACAACCAACTCAGACATTTTGTGGAAAGCGCATTTGCACACGAGGATAATAATAGTTACTCGGATATGGATACTGGTGATAAGCGTGTACTTAAGAAATTACGTAAAGAACTATATTCTCGACTTCTCGAGTGTGAGGCATTTTCCGAAATGATAATTGGTATAACTATTGAGATTATGGATGGGTTCGGCATGGAACGACCTGTATGGGATGAATACCGTATCCTATTTATCATCGATTTTATGCTAGGTACATTTAGTTCCCGATCTGACCGCCAACAGAAGACGATTGAAGAAAATATTGCCAAATTGGAACGTGAAAAAGTCCGGCTTACCAATCAAATCAAACTATTTGAAAGCAATGATTTCATTAAAGAAAAGACTGCTGACCCGTGTAGTATTTGTTGGACGGATTATACTGAAGATAGCCGGATTGCTGTAACTCATTGCAGGCATGTATATTGTGGAGACTGTTTTAGTGCAATGTCTACTAATAAGACATCAATTTCTTGCCCTGAATGTCGTGCTGATATAATAGTTAAATCTACTAATATTACAACCATGCGCGATTTGCTGGGTGAAAATAAACCCGGACCTGTGGTTACAGAACTTGTTGAGACTGTAATCGTACCTGAATGGAAAACTGAATGTATTTCCAAATATGGAACAAAAATGGCAACATTGATTGAAATTCTAAAAGATTTATTTACGGCTTGTGGTAATCGTGTTATTATCTTCAGCCAGTATGATATGATGTTAAAACTAATTGGCCGTACTCTTGATGAGTATGGTATTAAGAGTGTTTATGCCCGCGGGAATGTCCGGGTGGTGAATAAAAATATTGATACTTTTAAGCGTGATGAAAGCATCCGGGTTATTATGTTGAGTAGCGAGCACTCTAATAGTGGTAGTAATCTCACAGAGGCCAGCCATATTATTCTAGTTGATGTGCTAAATATGTCTGGAGAACAATCCAAACAAGTTGAAACACAGGCAATTGGTCGGGCAGTACGTCTAGGTCAACGCAAACCTGTTAGGGTTGTTCGGTTGATTACTCAAGAGACTATTGAATCTGAAACATATGAAAAAAACAAATATAATATTATGAGTATTCAATAGATATATGTATTCAATATCTTGTTATTGTGATAGATGACTATTTATTTTTCTTGGTAATTAGTAAAAAAATGTCTTCATATGAGACAATAACCGTCGAGTTCGATGGATTCACTAAGTATTTAGATTGTGAATTTACATATATTATTCGCAGTCTTACTAGGCAATTGCAAGACACCCATAATAGTTTACGAAATGTACTAAGTATATCACCTGTTATCCCGCGATTAACATGTTGTTTACCATTTATCGGAAGATGGCGTCGGACTAACTTGGTGGGTCATAGTAGTAATATACCTTTAAATTCACAGACACAGCGACTTGAAGCACAGTTATCTAACATACAACATGAATTAGACATTATGGTTTCCCGCCGCGAGTTTATTCATACACCTGAATTTAAGGAGAAAGTTCTAGGTCAATGCCCAATTTGTTTTGAAGAATTAGTTAGCAAAACCAAGACTACGATTATTCCTTTATGCATGCATCCAACTTGCAGGGGGTGTTTTGAAATGATTTATAATCATTCAAAAAGATATAAATGTCCGCTATGTTGTGCAACTATTAAATCATTTTATGAAGTCTGTTTCCGTACTATCACAGGTCGTCCAACTTCTAGTACCGCCTAGACTGACTAATACAACTATCTGGTAAAAAACAGTTTAAAGCTATCCCCAAACAATATCAGTGGAGGTGTGTCAGCTACTTTGGCCGAGCGGTTTAAGGCGGGAGACTTAAGATCTTCTGTACGTAAAAGTACTCGCAGGTTCGAATCCTGCAGGTAGCACCACCCCACATACTATCTAATTCGATAGTTTCTTAGTTATTCAGTTTTTATGTTTTGTTTTTGTTCGTGTTTGCTAAATTCTCGAATTTAAACCTAATATGCCTAATAAATAGTGAGCTTGAGCCACTTTATATACTGAACTAATCCGTTAGGATACTTGAATTCAATTCAATTTACTATTCATATTACTCTGATATGGCATTAGTTGCATCACTAACATTACCCAAATTAAATACATCAGCCGAACAACATCGTTATCGAGATCCATTAGATATTCGTACTATGATTATGAATTATTGGATGGGTGATCAGGAAAAATACAAAAAAGGATATAAAAAAGCTAATAAATATATACAAGAGAATACAGGTGTATGTGCCCGAATTAAGTCATGTTTTGGTTTGGAAGCCCCTGATATGTCAGCTGTTATTAATTACAGAAATACAATGTGTGAATTGATTACTTTATATGAAACTCGTCATCGGTGTTTAATGGATGGTGAATTCGTTAAAACTATAACCGGAACATGCCCGATATGCCTAGAACCAATGCTAGGACAACCCATTGTATTGCCTGATTGCCTGCATCCTGTTTGTACGGGATGTTTTACTAATCTATGCCGCGGGTATGCAACTTATCAATGCCCGATGCGCTGTCATGTAATTAAATATGTTTATCCGTTAGTAATTTGTACCGCCTAGTATGGTATTTAAGACCATACTAACCTCTACTAGTTAAGTACCTATTTGCCACCCGAATAGGGTGGTCTTAAATAAGGTACTTACAGGTAGTGCAACAATAAAATAGTCAGGGATTAGACAGTATTAAAAATCCTCATCCTCACAATTGAAAGTGAGTGTTCGGTCGGATTCACTTGTTGCTACGCCTGACTTATTATATTCGGTTACATGACGTTCAAAGAAGTTAGTTTTGGTTTCAATACTAATTGATTCCATAAAATCAAATGGATTAGCTGCATTCCAAATCTTAGTATATCCTAGCTGTACTAAGAGCCGGTCACTTACATATTCCAAATATTGGCTCATAAGTCCAGCATTCATTCCTAGCATAGCACAAGGGATACTTTCCAGGATAAATTCTTTTTCCACTTCTAGGGCTTCACGGACTATTTGATGGACGCGTTCTTCAGGAAGCCGGAATTCTGTGCGCAAGTCATTATAAAGCATCACACTAGTGTCAGTGTGCGAGCCTTCATCACGCCGGATGAATTGATTAGCCTGTTGCAGCCCAGGCATCAAATTCCTCTTACCTAGCCACATGATACTACAAAATGAACCACTGAATTGGATACCCTCTACACACGCCCATGCCACCAAACGTTCTTGAATATCATTATCTTGGCGGTTAGTCCATTTTTGCGCCCATTTGGCCTTTTTCCCAACGCATGGAATAGTATTAATAGCATTTAGCACTTTGTTTTGTTCTAGGCGGTCAGGTATGAGATTGTCAACCATACGGCTATACATTTCACCATGTATATCTTCCATCATACCCTGGAATCGGAGACAAGTTGCGACTTCCTTATAAGTTAGTTCTTGTGTGAAATTTAAATCCAAGTTTTCAGCAACTAGACCATCACTTGCAGCAAAGAATGCTAGAATATTCTTGATAAATTCGCGCTCAGTTGTAGAAAGTTTGCTTGTGTAATCATCTTTATCTTGCGCGAGTTGAACTTCCTCCACCGTCCAAAACACCGCAAGCTGCTTCTTATAATGATCGTAATATTTCTGATTACGAATCGGGAAAAACGTGTAATGGTTACTCGGGTCCTCATCTAGGTTAAAGTAATGGTTTTTGGTTTCCGGGTTTTTGGTTTCCGGGGGTGAATTGGGCGATTGATTGTTATTATCTGTGGAATTCATTTTGGATATTTATTAGTTGATGACTACTAATAGTTAGTTTAATCTGATTAATTTATTATTTTTGAAAACAATTTTTCGGTTGTGACAAATATAGCATTTAAAATCCTGGTGCTAGGTTCAAAAAACAAAAAAAACCGACAAAAATAAAAATTGTTTTATAACTATTCCAAAGAATGCAAATAATAATAAAGCATATTTAAGCCACCATACTATAATAATACTTGAATCAAAAATAAATATAATAATACAATGCCTAGCATACCTAAAACTACGAAACCTAAAACTACGAAACCTAAAACTAATACACCTAAGACAAAATCTAAAACACAGATTGTTGTATCACCAGAGTTCGACTATGATATTGCTAATGCAGAACCATTCAAATATGGTACTGAACTTAAAATCGATGACCTAGAACTACTACTTACACAGGCCGCTGATGCATATTATAATACTGACCGACAACTTATTAGTGATAATTCATTTGATGTACTCCTAGATTTACTCCGGGCTAGAGCGCCTAAATCAAAAGTTCTGAAACAACTTCGTGCTCCATTGCCACCTGCTGCATCAGGAGCAGTTAAAGTCAAACTACCATATCATTTAGGTAGTATGGATAAAGTCAAACCAGGTGAGCGTGCACTCGCAAATTGGTTATCCAAATATCAAGGCCCATATGTTATTAGTGAGAAACTTGATGGACTCAGTAGTCTACTTATCCTTAAGGTGACTCCTACAACGGATGATACTGGTATGGGTGCCGGGCAGGAAACCCTAGAACAGAAATTTTATAAGCACGGTGATGAAGGTGAAAGCGAAGAAATCGGGCATATGCTAGGATTCATTCGGGCTGCCCCTAACGACCCAGCAGGTCGGGCAGCTCTCATCCGGGAAATCAAACGGGCAAATCCCGAAACACAAACACTAGCTGTCCGTGGTGAAATTATTATTAAAAAGTCGGTATTCGCTGGCAAGTATTCTAAGGACTATCCTAAGGCAAGAAGTCTAATTTCCGGGATGGTTAATAGTTTACCTGAAAAGTATAACACGCAAGAAGTCCGGCAAAAAGCACGTGACCTCGATTTTGTGGCATATACTATCCTAGACCCACCGTCAGGCCTCAAACAATCCGACCAATTTAGATTACTCGAGCAGTGCGGGTTTCTCACAGCTAGGCATATGAGTATACCGGCAGGTGGACTTACTGAAGACCGCCTCAAAGAATTACTCCTAGAATACAAAGCAGCTAGTGAATATGAAATTGATGGTATCATTGTTAATGATGACCTAGAGGCACATACTTATCCCAAATCTGGGAATCCTAAATATGCCGTCGCTTTTAAGATGCGGCTAGAGGAACAAATGGCTACTACTACAGTGGAATTCGTGGAATATAACATTACTAAGAATGGGCTACTCAAACCCCGTGTTAAATTCACACCAATTGTTATTGGTGGTGATAGTATTAATTATGCTACTGGGTTTAATGCCAAGTTTATCCGGGATAATAATTTGGGACCGGGAGCACAAATCCATGTAATTAAAAGTGGTGACGTTATCCCCTATATCCTAGACGTGCTGAAGCCCGCCGCAAATGGACGCTGGCAAGAACCAGATATCCCATATGATTGGGTAGAGGGCGGGATAGATATCCGTCCTAGGAATCTGGCGGATGCACCTGAAATGATTAACCGGGTTCTACTTCATTTCTTTGATACTCTAGGTGTTGATGGCCTCAAAGCCGGTACCCTAGACAAACTAATCAATGCTGGGTTCAATTCAGTTAATCTTATCCTAGCACTACATCCGGAAAGCTTATTAGTCATACCCGGGTTCCAAGTTAAAAGCGCACAGAAACTAGTTAATAATATCCGAGTGGGTGTCTTAGAGAAGGAACATCGGCTCAGTGTTATCATGACAGCTGCAAATCTTTGGCCGGGATTCGGAGTTAAACGGTTCGAACTAGTTTGTTCGGCAGTGGCACATCAAAGACTACTAGGACAACAAAAACCCGATATTACTAAAACTGAATTGGTCGCAATTGATGGATTTAGCGATAAAACAGCAGAGGCATTCCTAGAAGGGCTCCCTAAATTCCGTGAATGGTTAGCAGAACACCCTAAACTCCAGATTATTAATCCTATTGTGACAGCACAAGAAAAAGCCACACAGCAACAACTTGTGATGGAACAGCAGGCTACTGCAACAGGGCTCTTGGCTGAACTACGAAATAAGAAAGTAGTATTCACTGGATTCCGCGATGCTGGATTAGAAGCCAAACTCGGAATATATGGAATTACTGTCCAGTCAGGAGTTAATAAGACTACAAATCTAGTGGTGGCATCTAATCCTGGAGAGGCAAGTAGTAAGCTTGAAAAAGCCAGAGAGCTTGGTATCCGTATCATGAGTGCAGATGACTTTAAAGCTGCTACCTCCTAGTACCGCATACTCTGGTATTTAAGACCATTCTAACCTCTACTATTATCTAATCGACTTTGCAAGCTTGGTAGGATTCTACTAAAAAAAAGAAAAAAAAAAAAAATTGTTTTTTTTTTTT